CTAGGGGCAAGAGTTCTACAGGAGTCTCAATACCTGTATGTCTTGGTTTTAATAAATCTAGCAAAGTGTATAACTGTTCTTGTGAAAAAGTTAACCCCGATATAAAATTATATAGATATGAATTTGTGTCTACTACTCCAAAGGAACCTTGTTCACTACTAGTAAATACTCTTGGAAGGCTATTCATAAAAGTTTTTTGTACGTTGTGATCTGAAGGTACGATTGCAGTTATAGAACCCGCAACCCTCCAAACACTTTGATCAGTAAATAAAAATACTCGATAGTAGGTTTGTCTACCAGGAATTAAAGGAACATCTAATGGATTATCTTCTCCATCAATATATTCTGCACGAGACACAGTTCCTTCTGTAGCAAACTCATCAAAAATTATAATTCCATCTTCTGCAGTTTCTGGAAATCCAACTTGACTTCTTAGTAATCTTATTCGAGAAAAATCACCTCGAGGAGTTTGCCAACGTATTAACACCTTTGTAAAGTCTAAAACCAATACAGACATTGGCTCTACAGAAAAAGCAAGTTTAACAAACGCACCATATTTGGTAGCGCCGTAATAATTTATACCATATCTAGCCACAGACTACTGCTCCTTAAGGACTTACTATATCGCCGTAAATAATCCAATTATCATTGGCTATCTTAATTAAAGTAGCAACTGCATACTGCCCGTCTAACTCAACTGTACCAGTTGCAACAGAAGAATATAAATCTGCTTCATCTTCAGTAGTAACTGAAACTGTTCCAGTTCCATTTTGAATTAACACAATGGTTTGTCCAATAGTAAACTCATCGCTAGCATCATCTGGGATAGTTACTGTTATAGAACTGCTGCTTGAGAACACAAAGGTATTTGCCGCAACTGTTGTGTCTAAAGTTAAAGATGTTCCAGCCTGATTACTAATAGTTTTTTGTTGGGAGTTAGCAACTGCAACCGCAATACCTGCCCACTCAGATCCTGTCCATACCTTAGAAGTCTTATAACTCATACAATAGCCCCCATTAAAATTAGTAATCCAGCGTCAGAAGATAAAATATCTTCATTATTTTCTAAAGCAGCGTCAGAGGTTGAGTCTACCCAGATGGTTCCAGCAGCATACTCAGAACCAGTTGGTTGAGTTGCTGCGTAAATAACTGGTACTAATTCTTTGCCTCGTGTCTGTATGGTTCCGTCTGGAAGAACCTTAGTTACAACTGCAGATGCTGAAGTTTGAAATTCAACTAGGTTTGCGGTCTGACTAGTCCGTGCTCTTACAACGAGACTCTTGACTCCTATGGCTGAAGAGACAATTACTGAACCACCAACATCAGAAACATACTCGTCGTAAATATCTTTTAAACCATACTCAATATTAGCCAAACGATCTTTAAGTGTGTTCCAAGCGGTAGTTACAAGATCAAACTCTCCAACCCAACCTGAGCCTGTTTTTATAAAGGTTCCAAGATTTGCTTGTAAGGAGTTAACCTCTTCTTGAAGGCTATTTACGTGCTCGGCAAGAACGGTGTCGCTAAAGTCAACCTTTGTTGTAAAGGACTTTACCGATGCGGGATATGCTGCAGTCACTTAATTTCCTCTCAGACCTAACGGTCTATTTTCTCTTGTTTGCCCCCTATTTACTGTCTTAACTATGGGTGGGTATGTCCTGTAGCGGCTTTTCCTGTCATCTGTGACTCTAAGGTAGAGACCTTTCCTTCTAAGGTAGTTATCTTTCCTTCGGCTGTCGTCATTCTTGTTTCTAAACTTTTTACTTTATTTGCTAGAGCCATAAAGGTAGCGGTTAAGTCCACCTCTGTAGTTCCATCAGAACTTTTAGCAGTTATTACATGAGCAGATAATCCAGTTAAAGAAGTTTTATTTGCAAGAGGTTTAATAAATATCTTTTTATTTTTACCTTTATTTTTACCAAATGCTCCAAACCAAATAGGATATTCAAGGTTGCCACCTTCAAAAGAGATCCAAACTCCCTGACCAACTGCAGGAGGCTCTGTTCGTATTCCAGCAGGTTCAGCAGGGTCTATCCATCCAGTAACTTGAGCCCCAATTAATTGGGGAATAGATACCTTTAAACGACTTTGTTTTTTGGGATCAGTATTGTTTTTTACAATACCCCTATATATTCCAGATAAGTTACTCATGCAATTACGCCAATGTTTAGATTTGCTTCCTGGAATCTATAAATTTCTCCAGGATCTCCTATCATTGTGTTTGCACCAGAACCACCCTCTTCGTGTAATGCTGTTACGTTTACAGTCTTTACACCAGGTGCTTGTAGAACCATGAACTCAACATCTCTTGGATAAATGGTTTCTGCAAAAGTTGCGTTTACATAACCAAAACCAGTTAAAATAGCAATTTTAATATTCTCTTCTACCTCTTCAGTTGTGTACTGATCTGTCTTTGTATAAGCCAGTGTGCACAAAAGATCTACATAAGTAGGAGGTTGAACGGTAACTGTTGTTCCAATTAATACTTTATCGGTTAAAAATTCTTCAACACTTGCTTGTAAACGTTCAAACTCTGCAGTTGGATTATCTTCATCATCTAATCCTGGAGAAAGATCTGTATCGGTTGCTGATCTACTTGGTGCTATGTACAAGGTGACAGATGTCCAAACAGCAGCGGTTGCATTGGCTTTTCCAATACCGCTAACAGATAGTGCAAGATCTGAAAAATCTTTTAATGTAACCGCTCTGTTACCAGAGCGTAATGCGGCTGGTGCTGAAGCACGAATTTGATCGTTGGTCTCAGGGTCAGAACCACCCAAGGCAGCGGTTTCATTTGTTACTGTTACTGCACCTTGTACTGCAGTTGTTTCTCCTTCTGATAAACCAGGGATAAATTCAATAGTATCTATAACTGCTGATTCAATATTTCCTATAGAACCGCCTCCAACAGTATATAGCGCTCTGATTTCAGAGTAGTTTGTTGGTATTACACCTGACACACCGTCTCCAAAATTTATATAAACAAGATTATTATCATCAACAAATAATGAATAAACTAAATCATTTGTTGAATAATCAATAATGTGTTCAACCTGTGTCCACTTAGAAAACAGGTCACCATCTTGAACATAAACCTCTACAGAACCATCGACTACAGGAGATTCTCCAAGAGCAAACCTCATTGCTGGAGTTCCAGTAGATGTCCCAACTAACTCTCCGTATGCAGTGGTGTCATCTGCAACTAGAGTGACTGACCTTCCTTCAGAGGCACTTACAGTGTATTCTCCAGGAGTTTCTCCAACAAGTGCATCAATTACGGCATCAGCAACGGTTGTAAAATAAACAGTTTCAACAGTATCATCAATAATTACTTCACCACTTACAACAGTTCCAGCAGGTATTGTTACTTCTTCTTCCGATGAATTAGTAAAAGTAATTCCTACCGTGGCATTTCTATAACCTGCAGGAGTATATCCATAGGTTAAAGCAATGTTTAAGAGACTTTCTCGTTGAGTTGCGGTTCTAATAAAAGATTCATTAGCAACTCGGTCAATGTAATAAGACACTAAGTCACCCATGTATGCAAAGGCTTCAACTAAAGCAACGCCAAAGTCTGCAGGATCGGAAGCATTCCACTCAGGAATACGGTCTTGTATTCTTGCAATTAACTCATCTCGAAGAGAATAATAATCTCTTCCTGTGTAATCGATTGAGATAGGTATATTTGATGGTGGCGCAACGGTCATAGCAACTCCTCATAGATTGGATTAGCACCTTGAGAAAATACCAACCCAATGAGAGTGCTAACAACCTCATCGTTTGGTAAACCATAAACAACCTCAACAGTTAAAGTGCCTGTATAGGTATCGCTTGTTACGTTTGTTTGTTGAAGAGTTAATAGATCTAGTTGTGCAGCAAAGGCTTGTTCAACCGCTGCCTCAATCTCACTAGTTGCTACGGTCTCTGAATTAAACAAAGAGTACGGAATTGTTGTTCCAAAACTTGGGCGCATTACTCTTTCTCGTAAAGTTGTTCCTAAAACAGATTTAACCCTCTCGGACCAAATTTTAGATTGAGATTGAGTTGAAGCAACCTTTCCGTAAGAGTCTATGGAAAATGGAAGCGCAATTGCTTTTTGAGCCACTAGTCACCTCTCCATTTTCTAGGGGTTGTTTTGTATCCTGACGACCCTTGTGAAACTAAAACCGTACTAGAGTTTAACCTAGTATTAGTTGGTTTATTTTTTAAGTTTCCTATAATATCATTTTGTATATTTCTATAAGGAACAGAACCAGCAGACGAAGGCCTAAAAGCACTAGGTTTGTTACTACCTATACCATCTGTCCTACACTCAAAATCTACTTCATAACCCCCAGAAACAAAAAGGTAATGTGTTGCTTTCTTTATGACCCAAAAACCATCTCCACCACCCTGCGTTCCACTAATCTCAACAGTTCTCCAAGGAGCAATTCTTGGAT